GTAGACGTCCAGTTATTTAGTGCTTACAACAGTGATTTTAAACGGGACGTTAGTCGTCAATTCAATAACGATCGTTTAGCTAAAAAGGCTGGGGCGGATGTCGTGAAAGAAGCCAACATTACTAAGCGAGAAATCTTACGCAATTCAGAAAAGATCATCAGTACAACAATTAATGGCAATCAATGGAGCGACAATATCTGGCTCTACAACGATAACCTCGTTAACAACGTCCAATCATTAGTGGCTAAATCATTGCGAGCTGGATTAAAACAAGCAGATGTCAACCAGTTATTTCCGAGTATTCGTACGGCTAAACCACAGACGATAACTGGCTTATTTGAAACTAATGATGCTTATATCAGACGCATGATTGTTACCGAGCGAGCGCGCGTTTTAGACAGAGCGACAACGCAGGTATTTAGGTCGCAGGGAATCGCGTATTTCGATTGGGTAACTCAACCAGGAGCGTGTGATAAATGCGAGGGGATCGCTGATGATGGGCCATATGCCGTTAATGATGCAAACTCTCCAAGCATCCCTGATGACTCCCACCCTAACTGTCGTTGCACCAAAATAGCACACGTTTCGTTAGTTCCATTATTAGGCGTTGCTGGTGCCATAGCAGCAGCTGACCATTCAAATAAAAATCAAACAAGTGATGATGAGCAATGAGTAAAAATTTCATTGCTTTTTATTTTGTCCCAAACATGCTTAAGACATTAAACTGCGCAAGGAATTAACAGCCGACAGGCTATAAACGGAGGCAACACATGGAATCAGATAAATTAAACATGAATTTGCAGTATTTTGCTGACGCCGGCCAAGAAGGTAGCCAATCCCAACCTGGTGCACAAGGTGGAGAAAGTGGCGAAGGTGGCCAGAATGCCAACAACAACACCGCAACAAACTCTGGTAATCAAAACGGCCAACCATCTCAAGACTTTATTAAGAATCTTGTCGACACTGTCACCAATAATGCCAATCAGAATCAAAACAATCAAAATACTAATGGTAATAGTGATCAAGCTGATAATGATGACACATCGTCAAAAGACAACACTGATGATAATAATGGCGATAACAGTAGCAATGACAAGACTTTTACCCAAGCGGAAGTTGACAAAATGTTGAAAGATCGTGAGTTCCGTGCTCATAAAAAAGGCATTGAAGAAGGAAAAAAGGTCGGCAAGAGTAGTGCCGAAAAGTACGCCCAAATGACTGACGATGAAAAACAGCAAGAGAAAATTAATGAAATTCTTAAAGAGAATGAAGAGCTCAAGGCTGAGAAGAATCGATCAGATATGCGCAGTGAGGTACTCAATCAGCTTAAAGATACCGGTTACCAATTTACCAACGAAGATGTTGACACACTGGTTAGTGACGATCCAGACACGACTATGCACAATGTTAACAACTTCAAGGATTTACTTAATCGCGTCGTTAAAAAGACGAAGCAGGACATGTTTAAGAATCACAACATTCCACAAAGTAATCAGCAACAAACTACTGAAGCTCCGAGCTTTGGTGAGATTGTTGCCAAAAATACCCTTGGAGACCCTAACCGATTTAAGGGTAAGTTTTTTGATCAAAAATAATAAATGAGGTGAAACAGGATGGTACAACAATATTTTGCTAATTCTGATCCTCGAGTAAGACCCGACTTAACTGTTGGTTTACCGGGGACAATTGATAGTTCAACCGTTAGCGCTAATCCTAGTGGCAAAAAGGTTATCCTACAAGGTACTCCAGTCGGTGCGACAGTTGACTGGCTGAGTGCCGATCAATCCAAAGGCACGACTAAACTTTCTAAGTTTACTGGTGGGGGTGGTCAAGTATTTGCTGGCGTAATCGCTGCTGATACTGATGTTACGGCTGGCGATGCTGACGTAACGATTTGGTTTGATAATGTTTATCTGCGCCAAAATCGGCTTGATAGTACGGTTGTGACTGATTTGCAGGCAGTTGCTGGTAAAACACCAGGTATTAAATTAATTAATCGATAAGGAGATGTGATATCGTGCCAACACCATTTGATTTACTTCAAGCAAACTATTTGCAGGGATACTGGAACAGTAATCCAGAATATACAGCTCCCTATCTCATGGAAGCTCTATTTACACCAACTAAGCAAAAAGCTGACAATGTTAAGCTGCTTAATGGTCAGGATATTTATCCAGCACCGTTAGATTATACCAAAGAAGATTCAGTAGCTTTGCCAGTTGAACGTGGTTCACTTTCCACGGGCACACTGCCGACTTACAAATTTAAGAACTCATTAAATCTTAACGAAACTGATTTCAAAGATTTAAACAACGCGTTAGGTTCTAACGATCAGAACCTTATTTTGACCATTACCAAGAAGCTGTATGATGATCAAGCTAATTTGCTTATTCGAGCTCGCTTTACACGCGAATATTACGCAATTCAGGCACTCTTGAACGGTAAATTAACTATTGGGAACCTAGTGGCAGATTACGGATATGAATCATACCAGAGCGCTAAAGCAACCAAGCCGTGGACTGATGCTGCATCTAATCCTTACGATGATGTTCAGTCTGTGAAGGATACCGCGGCACAGAAGTCAGGAACAGCTCTAAATCGCGCGCTGATGAACTCGGCAACGATGTACACACTGATGCATAACGAGGCACTCCATAATACTATTTTTACGGGTTCTGTATCACCACAAGGTAATATTCTTACTCAGCCAATGGTTGTTCAATGGTTCTCGGCAGTCCTGGGGATGTCAGTAGTCGTTTATGACAAGGGATGGAATAATAACGGCAAGTTCGAGAAGTTCATTCCTGATGGAAAAATTATTTTTCTTCCAGGAAGTGCCAACGCACCGGTTGGCCAGATGAATTTTGTTGAAACGCCTGAAGAAAATTTATCTGGTACTGCTGGAATGGGAAGCGTTGCTCTATTCGACACAGGGGTTTCCTTGTTAACCAAAGCCAGTGATGATCCAGTGACAGTCAAGACAATTGTTGATGAGAAGTTCGTACCGACGATTACCGTTGCTAAGCAAGTGTTTATTCTTGATGTTTTAGCGAGTAAATGATTCGCCGCAGGCAAAAGGTAATCCAACTGTGACAAGCAATTCAGTACATTACGATTTGAAGTAAGGAGGAAATGATATGTTCCCTGATCAAATTAATACATTAAAAAACTTTTCAAAAAACGGTGATGTTTACTATACCGTGCAGCCGGGCGATGAGCTGTGGGCAGTCGCAACCGCTAACAATACGACAACTCGTAAATTAGCCAACTTAAATCGGATTTATCCACAATCCGATCTCACTCCTGGCAAAGATATCATTATTTTTAAAGGATCCAAGTAGAAGGTGATCATATGGACTATCCATTTGACCAAAGTGAGGTCATTGCCAGTGTTAAAAGGCTGTCAGATGTTGATGTAAGCGATGATGCATTAAATGATTTACTTAAAATTGCTTATGGCCTGCTTAAACCACTAAACATTCCTACTGATCAGTTTGTTTGGAACCAAGCCATGGAAATGAAGATTCTATCACTTATTTGGATCAATTCTGACCTTGGCAAAGGTATCCTGGTGGATAATTTTAAAGACTTACACACCCAATATAATGGTAATGCGACTAATCACTGGGAAGAGTTGCTAAATGACCTACTGAGCCGATATGGATATTCAAGGTGGCGAATTAAACTTGGCTGAGCTATTTTCTGACGACAATAATTTCCCCAAGATTAAAGAGGAACTGCGATCCCTCAATCGATACCGAGTGGAAGTTGGGGTCATGGTGCCGGTTGGTAATAAATCTCTAGCATTCCTACAAATGATCGCCACCGTTAATGAATTTGGCGCAGAAATATATCCCAAGAATGGTCCATATTTAATTGTGCCAATGAGGGATGGTACATTTTACAAGCTTAAGCACGTCAAAATACCAGAACGTTCATTTTTACGTGATGGAGTTGATCTAGGGATGCACAAAATTGTTTCATGTGTCGAGGACGGATTAGCTGGCATCATGAGTGGTGATATGACAGCACGAGAACTATATGAAGCTGTAGGATTACTGATAGAGCAGCGCATTAAAGATGAAATAGTTCTTAAAACTAGTCCCCACAATGCTGCTTTAACTATTGAAAATAAGGGAAAAGACGATCCTCTAGTGGATACAGGCGCACTCCACAAGTCAATTGGTGTGAAGGTGATAGAAATATGAAATTCAGTAAAAAGAGTTTGATCAAACGTTATGGTATTCCGATTAGAATATATCAAAATACCTCATATACTGACGGTGGAGCAACATTAACGGGAGATTTCTTAAGAACTGATTTTCGTCAGCAACCATATATTGACGATAGTGAACCGATAACCCCAGTTAGTCCTAATGCCGATGCCAACCAAATAATCCTTACTGGTGATGGCAAAAGTGTCAATTATAGTCACGAATGGTATTCAATGCATCTAAATGTTCCTTTGGGAACCGTCGTTGCCATTAAAAATGGTGATGATGATACTCAATGGGAATATCTTCAAGTCGTTGGTCAAGACCCATATTATGGTATTTCGGATGCATGCGTCTATTATCTAAGGTCGAACAGTCAGGAGGTGCAAAGCGATAATGAAGCGAACAATCAATTGGCAGGAAATACTGGCAATAATGATTCGGGAGATCCGTTCTTTAACTAACCTCGATGAAAAACACGTTGTTGAAGATTACTCCATTGGAAACAAGCCATCACTTCCCTTCATTACTGTGCATCCTCGTGGGAGTATCGTGATGCCTGTACAGCACATGTATCCCATGCATGAACCAGTAGACACTCATCTGTCTATTGTCATTCATACGGCTAATGAATCACGTGGATTAGACCTCATGGATAACCTACAAGCTAATTTGAGAGACCCAGAAGTCCACTATCAGGTGAAACAAAAGGGAATCATCATTGTTGATGTAGAAGATCCACAAGACAACAGCTTTATTGGGATTAACAATTCCATTCAGCAATATGGATTTGATTTGGTAATTAGAGTTGAACGCAACTTTGAATCAGATCAGCCATTATTCATAGCCTTCTTTCATTTCAAATTATAATGAACCAAATTGGTAGTAATGGTAGGACCACCGTTTGCCTGCGGCAAATTATTTACCCCCTGATACAGTTACATCACAAGTAGCGGTAAACCCACCATCCTCAGTTGTGGCCGTAATCTGAGTGTGGCCGGCTTTAACATATGAAACCTTGCCAGAATTATCAACCGTCGCAATGCCTTCATCTTTAGATGAAAATGATACATTGGTATCAGTGGCATTGGCAGGTGTAATTGTGGCCTTTAATTGATCATTACCACCAACAGTTCCTGAAAGGGATGTTTTATCAAGGGAGACGCCGGTTACTGGGTTCAAATTAGCGGTTACTGTAACTTTAGTAGTGGCGATAATATCATCATTAACCCCAACTCTGAATGTAATAGTAGCGTGGCCAGCAGACTTATAAACAATTGTGAAACTGCCATCTCCATTTGGTGAAACGGTCGCTACATCGGTATCACCTGACGTTGCCGTTACATTCTTTTCGGTGGCAGTCGATGGCAAAACAGTCGTTGTAACTTTACCAGTTTGACCAACGACGCCTGAGATTGAGGATGGATCAACCGTTAAACTAGTTGGCGATACATAGGTATTTTGGGGAACTGCTCTCACTACCAGAATTGCTTCCGGCGGGTTGGAGCCACCAAAAGCCGCCTTAGCATGCTTATAAACTAATGAGTCGGGATCAAAATCATCACCGACTTCTTTAAGATCGTTGTACTGTTTTTGCGTTGCTTCAACTGCATCGGTATCTTCAATCAAATATTTCGGGATCTGGTCGCCCAAATCCTTAACTTTTCGAACGGTTTTCACCGAAGTATGAACTGGACCAAGTGGTTCATTTGTAATTGGCATAGTTGTTTCCTCCTAATTTCTTGTAATTTTTTCATTGTTGCTATCGATGGCTTCAATAGTTGGCTGATC